GGTCGAGCATGTCGAGCCCCATGTAGAACATGGCCTGGCTGTTATTCAGGTATGCCGCGTCGAAGCTCTGAACGCGCCAACCGTATTGCCGCAGCAGGTGAAAGTCAGTCACCTGAATCGTCGGCGTGTTGAAGTCCGACGTAACGCCAAGGTCCATTGGACCCCCCTCAAACGAACCGCTCATCTGAAGCTGCGTCACGACCTCAGCTTCCGACTCCGAGAAGTTCCAGTCGATGATGTCGATATCCTGAATCCAGGAGACAGGCTTATTGCTGAGCACGTCTAGGTTGTAGAACGGAGGCTTGAAGACGATGTCCCCCGTCACGTCCATGAAGAACTCGAACCCGATCGCCTCCTTACAGGTATTGGCGATCTCCATCTTCGTTTGAAACTCGCTTTGCCACAGGTTTGGCTGGCCCGAGCTACCCAGATCCGAACGGAACGGGATGGTAGTCGTGGGATCGAACAATGCCTGACTCGACGATGCCCCACCATTTGCCCTTCGCACCGCGGTCGAGGCGACCTTGTTGCCAGCAGCGGACCTGGCATTCGGCTGACTAGCGTGAATGACATCGCCTCTAACCGCCGCGCCCTCAACCCCGTACAGGAGAAGATTTGAGCGCATCTGCCCGAACCGCGCGTTCCAGTACGACATCAGATCGCGCTTGAGACCATTGAACGCACCGCCCAAGCGCTCCTCCCGAGTGGGACTGGTGAGTGATCCCTTGGCTTGCACGATGTCCCCGAAGGACTGCTGCGCCAGGGTCCAGATGATGTCGTAGACGTTGGCTCCATTGAAGGCGCTGCCGGTGATGTAGTTGCGACCTAGCTGCCCAGCTGCTTGAGTGAACGCCACGTTGACGTTCAGTCGACAGAGATCCCACCACTTGAGGATGTCAGCGCAGTTGATGCTGACGGTGTGCTCGCCTCCGGAGTAGTTGTCGCTAATCTCGGTAACCATGCCCCAGAAGATGGGATAGTACTGCGGCACCCCGTTCACGAGATACTGCCCCTTGGCGTAGACCTCGACCTCCATCATCGGCGAGACGATCGGAACCCCATCGACGAAGAAGTCATCCACGCTGTGCCTCGGAATGCTGAGGCTGAGGCTCGCCGACCCCGGGCTGTCGACATTCAAGTCGATCTGGATGCTGGTCACGTACTTGTTGAGGTCGAAGCGCCGCCGGCACGATGGGCACGCGATGAGGTCTGGCCGCCCATTGATGTAGACCAAGGCGTCCGGGGCAGTGACGACCGTGGGTCGAGCGCCTTCCTGCCAAGTACCTTGAAAGGGACCACGTGCCATTCAAAGAATGGCGGACACAAGAGGAATCAGCGGAGGCCTAGACGTTCGCAGACTGGACAGGCAGCCCCGCTCCCAACGTGCTGCGGCTGAAGGCCGGAGCACCCCCGTACGTGAAGTCCTGGGCGAAGTCTAAGAGGAAGGCGGCTCGAACCGTGAACTCGAAGCTGTACTCGACGGTGAACGGTTGCTGGTCGCTCTCCGTGATGCTCAACGAGTCGAAGCACCCGATGTAGAGGATGTTGTCGTAGAAGAGGTAGACCGACCCCACGGTGGTGAGCAGGATGTCCCGATCCTGCTGGTTCATCTCAGCCGTGTAGAGGCCACCGTTGTTCCGGTACAGCAAGTAGAGGGACTGGAAGTTCTGCCATGCCAAGCTGACGTTTCGGGCCCCGCGGCTCAGGCCTGGGCCTCCCCGCCCGAGGCGAGGGTTTGCATCGAGCGCATAGAAGGCAGCGACCTTACCGGAACCGGAGATCTTGTCCTGGTCATCACCCCAGAACTCGATGATCGGACCACTTCGGCCCCAGTTGCCGTCGCTCACGATCTTCTGGGACTTGACGCTGAAGCTATTGGGATTGACCAGAAGGCGCAGCGGGGGAGTGCCAGCCATCGAGTCCAGCGTCGCTTTTATCGACTTGAAGTATCCTGTTTGCTTCACCTGCAGGGCGGTCGGCTTCAAGTCCGTCTGCCGTGCGAGGTTCTGGCGAAAGCTATTGGCATTACTCGCGCCATAGCCTGCAAACGTGGCTTCCTGCGCGTCCGACGTAACAGGCAACGGCTGGTCCAGGGGCGGCGACGCGGCGTCAAAGATCGCCCGCTCGTCACGCCGCCGGGCGACAAGGACTCCCGAGACGTTCCCTTTGACCATGCGCCAGGCCGGGAACTCAGCGCTTGCCCCCGCCACGTCGCCCGCATTGAGTTTCTGGACGAGCGTGCTGTTACGGAAGGCCGTCTCCCCTATGTTGAACGCCAGGCTCACCATCGCGTCAAACTGTCCCTGCGTGACCGGCACCGTGACCGCTGCAGCGACGGTTGCTTCGAAGCGGGCAATGTCGATGTTGAACTGTTGGTCGATCTGAGCCTGAGTCCACACGAGGTCTGGCGTCACCTCCGGCCCGGTATGGCCGATACCAATGGTGAGCACGCCTCCAGAATCTCTATAGGCAGTCGGCACGGAGCCCTCGAACTTCTCGATGGCTCCCTTGCCCGCGGCCGAGATCTTCGTCGGCCTGAGCAACTCCTGGTCGTCCTCGAAGGTGATCACGCGCTGGGCGTCAGCTGCTGCTCGCGCCAAACCGGGCGCGGTTGCCGAGCGATCGAGCACGAGGCTCGGATCGATCATCATGTTGGGGGGGAGGATCCCAACGGCAAAGAGCTTGGTGTTGCGTCCCCGCCCCGAAACCGAGGACAATGGAATGAAGCCATCCGCAGCTGGATCTGCCGTGATGGAAAGGTCCCGATGGTAGGTCAGGAAGCCAGGAATTCCCCCCACCGACTTTGATGGCTGTAGTGAGGCGGCATAGGCCTGCGGCCCGTGGTAGCCGGCGCTCGTCGAGAGGTGACGAACCAGGTCCCCCGGGAGCTTCGCAGAACTGATTACGTTCTCAGGCACTGCTCACCGCTGCGTTGAGCACTTGCGAGTTAGCCCGAGAGACGAGGCCCTGCGCTTGGGCAGACATCTGCAGCATCGTGTGCTCTACCTTGAACGACCAATTGAGCTTGAAAGCAAAAGGGCTATCGTCGGTCTCCTGCATCTCGAACGAGTGGAAGTGCCCCAGGTACGTGCCACGGTCGTACATGAGCATGACCAATCCTGACAGGACGACGTTGCCGGACGGATCGTAGACCGCGCCATTGTTGTGGTAGAGGTCATGGAGATCCCGGTAGCGGTCCCAGGCAATGGTGCGCTGCCGCAGAACCGAGCTTAGGCCCGTGTAGAGGTTGACGAACGCGCCAGTCGAGCCATCTGCCGAGACTTCAACGAGCGCATCCCCCCAGTGCTGCTCTACCCATCCACCGCGCGTCTGAAAGCGCTCAATCTTCTTCGTATGACTCTCGCTCAGATTGGACGGGTTCACATGCATCACGAGCGCATGCGGCAACAAGAGCTTGTGCTTGTCGAAGGGACTCGCAATCTGGAACGCTACGGGTATGCCGCCGTTCTTTCGCTCCAGCGGATGAATGTACCCTGTATCCGAGTGCGGAGAGGACTGCCCCTGCACATCTGGATTGGCAGAAGGGATGGTCGGCATCAGTACAGCCTCTCGCGCCGCTTGTACTCACGGATGCCTTCGACGACCTTTCCTTCGATCAGCCGTGCAAGCGCCTGTCCACCGATGCCATTGACGATAACGCTGACCCCAGAGGAGGCTCCACCTCCGGCAGGTACGATTCGCTCTCCCCTGCCCACGGATGCGAGTCCTTCGCCATGGGCAGCGACCATAGCCATGCCGTTGCCGATGCCCGTAACCATGCCGCCAGCCGCATTTGCTGGCATTTGCCGTGGCTTCGCGAGGTCCTCGATAGAGCCTAGAGTAGAACCGGTCTCGACCGCCTTCTCGCGGAACCGCTGGGCCACCTCGCGCGGGTCCGTCACCCCACCCGACTCCATGGCAGCGAGCATCGTTCCGCGGTCGGTGGCGCTGTAGAGATAGAACTCGAACAAGGCCGTCCGGAGCGCCGAGAGCATCGACTTCTCCAGTTCCTTGCCTTCCTCCTTCAGCGTCGCAGGGGCGATCTTGATGCCCTCCTGCTTCAGGATGCCCTGCGTCTTCTGGTTATCGCTGACTACGGTTTCAAGATGTGCACTCGTATCCGCCGCAGCTTCTGCGCCATCCGCCACGGGCGAAGATGCCGGCCCAGCACCAGCCACGGGAACGCCACCCGCCGTGCCCAAGTCCTTTACGAGCGCAGTGAACCCCTCTAGGTCGCCCGTGGCCCACCCTGCCTTCTCCAATAGCTTCCTCTGCTCTTCCGCCGTCAGCTTCAACTCCTCGAAGATCTTCATCAGGTCGCCGGCTTCCCCCTTGCCAACCATCACCTGCTGCTGCTGCGCCATGCCGGTCATCGGGTCCACGGTGACCGCCGCCATCGTCTGCAGCTTCTTGGTCAACTCGGCGAGCTTCTTGGGGTCAAGCCCGCTCTGCGTCGCCATCTTGACGATTTCGTGCCCAGAGAGGTTCTGCTGTACTGAGCCCGCGATCCTCTGGCGTCCCTCCGCCGTGCCGGCCAGGCCCGTCAACTGCTTCCCAAGACCACCACCCTCACCCAACAACCTTCCCTTGAGCGAGCCGAAGTCCAGGTTCCCGTCTCTCGACGAGGCGTCGTACGCACGGATCAGCTCTTGGTTTCGACTCTTGAGAACTTCGCGCTTGCCCTTCGCCCCGCCCATTCCGGGCAAGGACATGATGGCGTCGTAGATATCGACAAACAGGTCGTACAGCGTGTTCATGACCCAGTCGACGAAGTTGCTCAACTTCTCCTGGTAGCTCTGGGTCTTCTGGCCCTGCGCAGAGGACAGGTCATACATCTTCTGCTCCATCGACCGGGCGTCAGCGTCGACCCCCATCGCCTTCTTCATCTCTTCCGGCATTGACGCCAGCAGGTCCCCGAAGCCCATCCTCTCCACCGCGGCCGCGTCGGCATTTGGTGCGTTCTTGAGGGCTTCTCTCTGCGCCTCCGCGGCAATTTCGGCCTTGGCGAACATGTCGAGTTGCTCGGGAGACATCCCCAGCGCGTCCGCGACAGTTTCCACGTCCATCGATCCGGCCGCACTGGCAAGGCTGCCATACCGCTTGCCCCCGAACTCCTTGCTCATCAATGCGTCTCGCTGCACTTGCAGGGCTGCACCCAAGTCAAGATCCCCGAAGGCCTGAGCAATGCCGTACGTCCCCTTCTTCGCGCGGGACATCTGCAACTGCAGGTCGATCACTGACTCCGCCAACGCACCCCCTTCGGGTCCGGAGAACTTCTGCGCGAGGGCGTCTTTGACCCCAGCGTAGCCCTGATCTCTCAAGGTCTTCGCGACCGCCGCCTCGTCCTCACCTGTCTTTTGCGCGATCTTCCTTGCAAGCAGAGTTGTCTTACGCTTGATATCGTCCTCCACGATGCGCTTCGAGTTCTCCTTCCCGGCGAATAGGGAGAGCCTGAGCTTGTCCTGGCGTCCCATCTGCTTCAGCCCCTGCGCCGCTTGCTGCATGAACTTCTGAGCGTTGCGCGGGCTCATGACCTTGCTGATCTTGGTCAGGATGGCGGCCGAATCTTCGAGCCTCAAGTTGAAGAGACCAAGATCCGTGCTGAGGCCACGAATGATCTGAAAGAACTTGCTGCCCGCCATGCCGGAGTCCTGAGCGGAGCGCGCCAGCATCGCGAACGATTGTCTCGTGTCGTCCACGCTTCGCCCCATCTCCGTCATCATCTCGGCTTGAAAGGTCGAGATTTCTTGGAGGGGAACGCCAAGCCCGCGGGAGTACGCGACCCCCATCTGCACGATGGACTGCGTCATGGCCTTCATGCCCTCCATCGTGTTCCCGGCTTCGTTCGACAGCATACCGAGCGCCACTCCCTCCTGGTTCAGAGTGTTCAGAATGGCGACGTGGGTGTCCTTCGTGATGCCGAGGGCGTTGTTGAACTTGAAGTCGAGCGCCGCTTTGCGGGCGCCATCCAATGCATCCCCCATGTCCATGACGGCCGCTTCGACGTTGCCGCCAGCTCTGCCCAAGAACTCCAGGTTCGACGTTGAGTCCAGCAGGCTCTTGTTGAACTCGCGAACCTCGGCGTCGAGGTCCAGAAACACCTTCACGAGACCGATCAGCGCACCACTCAACAAGGGGCCCAAGGCTGCGAGTGGGCGCATCAACTTGCCCACGGACCCCAGCAAGTCGCCAACGACCTTCATCCCGCCGCCACCCGCTTGCTGGAGGGCGCCCTTGACCCCCCCAGTTGCCTTGCCAGCCATGATGGCCCGGCTACCTCGCGCATTCATTGCGCGAGCCCCTAGGCGCGTAAAGAGGCGCCCGGCGTGAAAGGACCTCCCCACCGCTGCCGAGAATCCGCGCGCCGCCTTCTCGGCCAGTCCCTGAGCATCCTTTCTAAGGAAGGCGTCGAGCGGCGCTTTCAACTTCTCACCAGCGTCCTCCAAGGCCTTCTTGAGTCCGCCGGGTGCCTTGATGTCCGCGATCGCCCTTCTAAGCCCCGGAGCGAGCATCCGAGCACCAAGGCCGCCCTTGGTCTGCGTCGTCTTCGCGACCTTTGCGGACTTGAGCTGCAGCTTGTAGTTCTTCTCGAGAAGTTCGATCTGAGAGACTAGGTTCTTCTTTGCTTCCTTGTCTGCCTTCTCATAGAGCGAGCGCAGCTCCCGGAGAGTGTCCCCCCGCGCCTTGAGGACCTTGTCGTGGTATTCGTAAGACTCGTTGAGCTTCTCTACGGCGTCGCGCCAGTCCTCGGTCGAGCGCTGATTCTTCCTGTTCGCCTTTTCTCCCTCCGCGCCCACGCGGCGGCTGCTGGCAGCAACCTCCTTCATGGTCTTCTTCATGCTCCGGGCGAACTTCTCCATCGCCTTGAGCGATTCCCGGATCTCGACGGCTACGCTAAACTCGAGTACGTCCTCGTCATTTGGCTTGGCCATGGGTCAAAACCCCCTCCGGAAGGGCGTGCCTCGTGGGCGCGCGCGGGTCTCAATGGGCATCACGCTGGAAGGCTTCCCAACAATGGGTTGTTGCAGCCACTTGTCGGAGAAGTCGGCGTACTTGGGGTCGGTCAGCTCTGGGTGCTCTGCATTTCGGTTCAAACTCTCCAGAATCTCGACTCGGCGCTCGCGAAGTCGGCGCTGCACTTCCGACTTGGAGAGTCCAGATAGGTCCGTTGTGGCGATGACGGGGCGGTCACCGAACTGCTGGATGTGGGCTTGTCGGGCCTCTTGGATGGCCTGCGCTCGGCGTTGCATGTCCGCGCGCACACGGTTTTCGTGGTTCTCGATGACGCGGTCATGCCAGTCCTTCTCGCCCTTCAGGTCACGCTCGAGTTGGTCTGTCAGTTCCCCCACCGACCGCGCGACGACAACGTTGCCCTCGCTCTTCTGCTCGTCGATGGGCTCGTTCAGCAGCGCTAGGCGAAGGATCTTCTCCCGCCGCTCCACTTGCTCTCTCCGCGCGTCCTGCCGGCGCCGCCTATCGGCGTTGTAGATCTTCTGCATCCCCTTGCCTGCCATCGCAGACGCGATGAACTTGGCGTTCTCCCACTCGCGTTCGGCGTTCTCTTTGAGGTCCTCGATGTGGTTCAGGGCTCGCCACGTGAGCTGGCCCCAGTTGAGACCCAGCATCTGGGATCCCTCGAACCCCGTGACCGCAGTGGCCGACAGGTCGAGCCCCTTCACTTGAACCCAGCGCAAGCGTGATTGGGCCTCCATCACGTAGGGTTCGACCAAGAGCACCGCTCGATTCGCTCGTCGGTTGATCTCGCTCAGGTGGCGGATCACCCGCTGGTGAGCGACCCGGGGAAGACCTGCGAAGAAGTTCGCAAGCTTCTCCAGGTGCCGGTCACGGCTGCGCAGGACGTTGACACCGTCGGCGACGGCGACGCCGTACGCGAGGAACGTGTTGTAGTAGCGCTGCACCGCAGCGGAGGAGCCCGTTGCCGCCTGAGTAAGCGCGAGCCACTGGAACTCGTGGTGGTTGAGCGACTTGAAGACGAACGGAACGTCGTTGATGGTGGCCCCGACGGTGATGAAGCCGCGAAACAGGACGGGGTCCACGTCCTTGTAGATCTCCGGATTGACCTCCGGGACCTGAATCTCGGGCAGGTCGAGGTCCCCCTCGTTCTCCAGGCCCTGCTGCTCCCGGAGCTGCTGCTGCTGCGCCTCGTAGCGCTCCTCCTCCGCCGATGCCCCCGACATGGCTTAGGGCCTTCTCGGGTTGAGGCCTCCGGTTCGACTGGCGTTGGTATGAGGGCTGACGTACCGCGGGTTGACTCCGACGACTGGCGGCCTCTCCAGGATGGCCTTCGTCTGCTCAGCGTCCTTCGGTGGCTGACGTTCCAGGACGACGAATTCGGCGGCGGAATCTTCGAGCGCC